AGTATTACGGTAAAGGTTTCGTAGAAGAGATGATAGCTAAGAAATCAGACCCGATTAAATTCTACAAAGCAGACTACGAAGAGATGCTAAGGGAATGGAATGCGCTGATTAAGTATCATGAGAAAAGGATTGGATTATGATTAGTGTTCACTTAAATAAAAAAGAACTTTTAGATTGTGAACGCGCAGCAGTTTTGAGATCAATGTTGTCTAGGGCTTCTGGAATTAAAAATCAAAGAAGAGATAAATCTAGGACAGACAAAGAAATAGATCTTACAGGAATTAAAGGAGAGTTAGCAGCCTCTAAAGTTTACAAGGCAGAGTTTAATCCTTACGATTTGGGCGTAGATTCTGGGATAGATATAATGATTAGCGATATTGGCATTGACATAAAGACCACTACATATTTAACAGGCAAGCTTTTGTTTAAAAACATAGAATCATTTAAAGCTCCTATAGCCATATTGTGTTTACAAAAAAATGAAGACACTGTTATTGTTGCGGGATGGATAAATAAGAAAGATTTTCAAGAAAAAAGCGAACCATTTAATGGCGGGATGGCTGTTACTCAAGACAAACTAAACTCTCCTGAAAGCTTATGGCTTAATTTAATTAATAAAGAAGTTTCTGTTAAAAAAGGATAGTCTCATGACAAAAGAAGTATCAGAAGACGTATCAGAAATAGAAATAGAAATGGTCGGATCTGAAGAGGCTTATGAGTGGATCAATGACAAGCTTAGGGTTCTTACGGGTAGCGACCTCAATCACTTAGGAACACTTGCCGTAATGCTAGAAGACCTTACGGGATTTGTTAACAAGTCTAAGTTCACACAAAAACAATTCTTAAAATACATAAGAGAGCAGGAGGAAGAATGCGAGACATTGCATTGAGAGTTAACGATCATCAAGTAGGGGGAAGTCATTACAAGTCTTTAAAGATTCAGCCCATAGAATACATCATGGCTAATAACTTAGGATACTGCGAGGGGAATATTATCAAGTACATCACCAGGTGGAGAGCTAAGGGAGGTATCGAAGACCTCCGCAAGATCAAACAGTATGTAGATTTTATTATAGAAAACGAGATGAACCCCTCTGAGTGAGGGGCTAGTCTGCTAAAATATCTTTTATTCTTTTCTCTTCTCTTGCTCCGTATACAAAGTCTTGCATTAAACGCCCAAAGAAAGGAACTCTTTGCAATGCTTGCGAATCTTTTGCGGTAAGCTCTCCTTTGGATAATCTCATTAGATCCTCAGAAAAAGCATCAAACAAACTGATCGGAGGAAGCACTGCTTCTCCAATTGCAGCAGCTATCTTGCCTTGAGCTAGGTTATTCTTTACAACGTATTGAGAAGTTCCCATTATCTTCAAGGCATTCTTTATCATTTGATCTGGCATATCATCTATAGAGATTGGATTATCCCTAGAGATGTAATCCTTTAATTCTTGCACGCTTGCACCCGCCAATGGCAAGATGGTTGCGTAAGCTATTAGCTTTTTTGTTCCCTGTAAAGTATTGCCTGCTGCAAACTCATGAAATATTTCTCTTCTCATTACGTCAAATTGTTTTATCGTAAATGATTTGAGTGCATAAAATACTCTACCGCCATCCGCTTGCAAATATTTTAAAGGCATTTCTGATAAAGCAATAGGCTGAAAGTTAGAAAGCTCACTAAACATCATCATCTTTACATTGTCAGTAATTTGACCTGATCTTAAATCAGATAGCACTGCATCAAATTCTGAGTCAAATACTTTACCGAATCTTTTACGCAAAGACTTAACACCTGCGTCAGACTTAGCCATCTTTTGAAACTTAGAATAAGCAGCATTTACTAATGTTTCTTTTCCCAATCTATCAATTGCTTTAAACCCACTAATAGCAAACGTTCTATCTAGCATTCTTGCCATAGCGCCAACAGTACCCATCTCCGCAGAAACAACTTGATCTAAATTAAGATCTTCTAGTTTTATTTTTCTTTTACCTAAAGCTCCTTTTACAGTGTTAAGCAATCCATTAGCAAATACAGACATACCCATGTCAGCTATCTGTGTAAGAGCAGACATAGGATTTGCGATTGTCATTTGATAGATAAGATTCTTAGCTCCGTTTGCTACAGCCCCAGTTTTTTGTTCTCCCATACCAAACCTGGCTTCAATCAATTCTTTTAACTTTCCAAAATCATCGCTTGCCATAGACTTATTGGATATTTCTTTTGCGATAAGATTATCAACTGAGTCTTCTAAATTAATATTTTTTATTCCTTTGTTTACCGCAGACTTTCCAAAGAACTTTCTTTTTTCTATCATGGATACGGATTCTAATATGTGTTGAGATAAAGAATCTTGTGGTTTTTTATATTGTTTAATTAACTCGTCATCTACTACAACTTTTCTAGATTTATTTGATAGAGATTTTTGAGATACGTTAGAAGAATTACTTCTTAAAGCTTGAGCAATAACATTTTCTGTTTCTTCTATGGGCAAAGCATTTATATCTTTGTATCCTAGTTTTTCTGCTCTTGCTTTTAAAGCCATATCTATAGGGTTCTTCAATTCTTTTCCTATAGAGTTTAAAAAATCTTTATAGCTAATAATTTTTGCAGGAAAATAATTTTCTATTTTTCCAAACTTAAATCCTGATTCTCTTAAATCGTCTTCTATATCCTTTAAGACTTTTTGTGTATCGTCAACTATTGTTGAGGCGTTATTGTCATACCTAGAAAGAATGGCTTTTGCTCCGTTAAAATCTTCGCTAACTAAATGTCTGTTAACTTGACTTAATTCTTTTGACGGCAGGGTCTGCATTAATTTAATAAAAGGCTCTACTCTTTTGTTGTAGTTTGCTGTTTTTACTCCTACTGCTGCGTCATGTTTTTTAAGCCTACCGCCTACAACAGAGCTAATCCTTGATATATCAGTAGACAATACACCAACAAAATCTCTTAATGATTTAGTAACTACATTAGATGCAGTAAAAGGATTTAATGACTGTGCTTGATCGCTAATCTGTGACAATGCCATAGATTTGCTGCCAGGAATTTTAACTTTTATGTCAGAAGTAACTTGTGCATTCTTTAACTCTTGTTCAGTAAGTCCAAGTTTCTTTTGTATTTTTGGAAGAACATCTTTAACAACGGCCCTAGAATCTGCCTGTCCTTCTGGAAGTAGCGCAACGTGTTCATTAATAATTAATTGAGCCTCACGCATTATATCGTTTGCCTTAACTTGTTCTTTTGGTACAGATCTTTTTGCTAATGATGATGCTATACCAGTTCCTAAAACACTCAAACTTTTAGCAACTGCGGGAGTAGCAATAGCAGAAATACCCGCAACGGCAGCTACTTGTTTTGGATCTACTTTAGCTGTTGAAGCAAGCTGATCGAGTATATTATATTCCGCACCAAATGCTGCTCCACCTGCAGCCAATGCTTTCATGCTAACTTTTCCTGCTGCACCTATAGGAATTAAAGTTGTAGGAGAAAACAAAGATCCTGCAAAAGATCCAACCGCTGCCCATCCTCCTGGGCTTTCTTGCTGAGATAAAATAGGATAATTTTTTGCAAGCTCTTTTTCTTCTAACCTTGCTAAGACCTGTGCCTTAACTTCTGGAGTTGCGTTTGCAAAATTAGGTCCATAAGCTTCTTCTTGGGTACGATATTTTAAACCGTCAGCACCAAAAGAAAATTGTCCAAGATTGTTTTTTACCTGCAAGGTTCTATACAACAACCCAATATCTGATTTTCCTTTTTCAAAACCATAAGAGAATTTTTTTGCAAAACTAATATCTTCTGCTTCATTTTTATTAATATTTTTTGTTTGCTTTATTTCTTTTGTTTGAACTCTTGGATCAGACAATAGAATAGCCTTGCCCTCTTCAGACATACCATCAATATTTTTTGATGCAAGTGCTTTAAGATCGCTTTGATTAAGTAAAGATAAATCTACCATGTTTATATCTCTTATTGATTCTGAGATTTTAAATAATTCATACTGTCTTGAGCATATTTTCTTGCGTTAGAAGCACTAGCACCTTGACTTAATGCTTCTTGTACATATTGAAGAGTTTGATTATATTCCTGTCTATTTCTTTCCGAAACACCTTCTCCTAAAGATAAAAGAGAATTAGCTATATTTCTTACTTTTGTAGCCATTGTTTGACTTGCTGCAAGCCCAAGATTTTCTTGAGGAATAGAATTGTCAACATAGTTTGATAGACTTGGAGGCTCTGAATTTGAAGGTTCTAACTCTAGATCACTAAATTCTGATGCTTCGTTTGCTAACCGATCTATTAAACTTTGATCTATATCAAGCGAAAAAGACTCAGGTTCTCCAGATAGTGCTGATGTATTTACTTGACCAACTGATTCAGGATAAAGTTGAGCATTGTAAATATTAGATACAGATCCTGGAAGCTGAGATCTTATTCCTCCTGCCTTTAGTGATTCTACTGCTCTATCAATAGCCGTTTTAACATCTATTGTATCTTCTGACAAAGAACGAATAATGCTTGCTTCATACAAAAGATCTTCTTGTGTAAATTGTTTTTTACCACCTATACCAGTAAATCTACTAAAAGCATTAGCATCTTTAGAAACAATACTTAATAAATTTTGTGCTGCTTCATTGTCGTCAATATATAATTTTCCAATGTTTTCTTCTCCTTTAGTAAGAACATTTAATTTAGGTGGATCTGTTGCTAAAGCACTTATTCTAGCTTCTTGGAAACGAAGCAATTCATTGCCAGTTATGTTTCCACTTTCATACATATTTAAAATAGATCTTGGAAGAATATTTTCTAAAGCTTTTGCTTCTCTTTTTCTAGCTCCTGCTGCTTTTTCTGCTTCATCTAATTGAAGCTGTTGTAACGCAACAGTTCTTTTTCTATCTTCATTTGCTTGACTCATTTCTACCGCAGCTTGTCTTAGTGTAGCAGCGCGTAATGGATCAACAGATTGAATAGCTAATGCAGCTTCTCGAAGACCTTCTGGAGTAGACATATCTAATCCAGAGACAGCCTCCTCTAGTCTTTCACCAGTAGTCCTTGGATCAATGCCAAGCATAGGTTGTACTGCGCGTTTAAGATTTTCTTGACGCTGAACACCAAGCTGACCTGCAATCTGTGCAAGCGGAGCAAGATTAGCAACCCGACCTTTAAGTCCAGAGGCAATTAATTGACCTTGTAGCATACCTTCCTTTAAAAGCTTGTCTTCTCTTTGCTCAGGAGTGCTTATAATATCTGCAAATAATGATTGTATATTAATATTAGCCATGCTGACCTCTATGTAACTACCGAAGGATTATAAAAACCAAATTGATTTTGAGATTGTGGAGCAGGAAGCATTGAAGTTATATCTAATTTTTTAGTTGGAGCAGTTTGTGCTGCTGTTTCTTGCTCACCTCTTAATAAATCAAACAGTCCTTGGAATTGAGCCTGTCTTAAAACATTAGCCAGTGTATTATATCCTAGCTGTGCTTCCATTGTAGACTCCGCAAGACCAGCACCTAGTCCTAGACCTGTAGTTCTTAGGGCTGATTCTAATCGAGAAGCCTCTAATCCTGGCATCAACGAAGAGATTAATTGTTGTTGCGGTAGGTAAGAAGACTGCAAAGCTTGTAGACCTAGATCACCTGCTAGTCCTGTACGACCTCGCATCTCTTGTAGTCCCGCAAGAGTCTGAGATGATGTTAGTGCTTGCTCATCTCTAGCCTGTTGCATTGCAGCTAGTGCGTTTTGTGCTTGCTGCTCTTGTATGGCTT